CAGCAGAAGCCCGCGATTGGGCTATCGAGCAGATCAAGGCGCACGGGGAATACTCGTCGCTGGATGATCTGCTGCAACAGGCTGAGGTGCTGGCGCAAAAGTATGTCCGTTCGTCTGAAGTAGACGAGAGTAGATAATCATGGCAAAGGGTGTCAAGACCGGTGGGCGCAGGGCTGGAACACCTAATAAGGTGACAGCCGACATCAAAGCATTGGCGCAGAACTACGCTGCCGACGCGATTACGATGCTCGCCACGATCCTGACGACGAGCGAGAACGACTCGGCCCGCATTGCCGCAGCGAAAGAACTTCTGGATCGAGGCTACGGCCGCGCATCGCAAGCCGTAGAGTTGAATGGTGAAGTTGGTCTGACCGTTGAGATCGTTAAGTTTTCGGGGGATTAGCCCAGCCTGAAAAGTTGGCTATCGCGTCGAGCATTTCGGTCGCGGTCCTGCTGCCACGCTTGCGGCGCAGTTCCTTGACCATGTTGCAGTTAGCGCATAGCACCTGTAAGCCTTCCATCCAGCCTTGTGCCTTCAGGCGCTCGTAGATGGTTGTGCCGCTCACAGCCGACCTGTTGGAAATGCCGAGTTCCTTGCGGTGCGCCGCTCCGTCATCGTTGATGTGATCGAGGCACAGCGCGTCGAGATCGTTTGAAAAGCCGCAGATAGCGCAGCACATTGCGCCTTTCGAGTAGTAATTGATGGCCGCTACCTTGATTTTGAAACGATATTCGGACTTCGCCTGGTTGTAGCGCTCTCGGTTATTGGCGATCCACGCCTTGTTCAGCTCGCGGTACTTCTCAGCGACGCCGGGCTTTGCCTTGTAGCGCTGTTGATACTCTTTCTGTTTTTCCGGCGTGATCTTGGTCTTTGGCATGTCGGTAACACGATGTAGTTTGGACCGCTAATTGTACCAAACGAAAAAGGCCATGAAAATACGCTTACCGAATAATTGGAAACCACGCCCGTATCAGATGGGTGCTTGGGAATATTGGGAACGGGGCGGCAAGTATGCCAATTTGATTTGGCATCGCCGCTCGGGTGCTTAGCCCCCATGTCTACGGATGTGGGGGCAAGAATAACGGTAAGGACGAGATCAGTCTTCACCGCACGGCGGTCGCTGCGTTTGAGCGTGTGGGTACGTATTGGCATCTTCTGCCTGAAGCTGCCCATGCCCGCAAGGCTATTTGGACGGCGATAAATCCGCACACGGGCAAGCGCCGGATTGATGAGGCATTTCCTCCTGCCATTCGCAGAACGACGCGCGAGCAGGAGATGTTCATCGAGTTTGTGAACGGCTCGACGTGGCAGGTAGGCGGCAGCGACCGATATAACACGCTGGTTGGCTCGTCGCCGGCCGGTGTGACGTTCTCCGAATGGGCGTTGGCCAACCCTGCAGCGTGGGCGTATGTGCGTCCTATCCTGCTGGAAAACGGCGGATGGTCGACGTTCATCACCACGCCTCGCGGTCACAACCACGCTGAGCGGATGTTCAAGGCCGCGCAGAAGATGCCGGGCGCATATGCCGAGTTGCTGACGGTCGAGCAGTCGAATGTGTTCGAGCCTGGTGCGCTTGAGCAAGAGCGGCTGAACCTAATTCAGGAATATGGCGAAGACTTCGGCCAAGCCACGTTCGACCAAGAGTACATGTGCAGCTTCGAGGCTGCGCTGCTCGGAACGTTCTACACCACATGGCTGATGAAGGTGCGCGCGGAGAAGCGCGTTACGTCCGTTCCGGTCGACAACACGCTGCCGGTGAATTTCGCCGCAGACTTGGGCCGATCGGACGACACGAGCATTTGGCCGTTTCAGGTTCCATGGCACGCGGTGCATGTGAATGGATTCCACAGCAGCAACGGTCAGGATGTCGGGTTCTACCTCGACTGGCTCTGGACGTGGCTGAAAGAGCGTGGCGCCAAGCTCGGCAAGCTCTATCTCCCGCACGATGCGAAGGCCAAGACACTCGCCAGCATGGGCAAGAGCGTTCAAGAGCAGTTCGTCAATGGCGTTGAGAAGGACGGCCGCAAGATTCCGGGCCTCGGATGGGATCACGTTGAGATCGTGCCTAGCCTGAGCGTGCAGGACGGCATCCAGGCGGTCCGCGAGATGTTCCCGCGCTGCTGGTTCGATACCACGTGCGATGTCGACAACGGGCCGGGATTCAGCGGATTGGAAGCGCTCGGCCAGTATCGCCGTGAATACGACGAGAAGAACAAGGTGTATCGGGAATCGCCGCTTCACGACTGGTGCTCTAACCCAGCGGACGGATTCAGGTATCTGGCGATCGCAGCTCGCGCTGAGAAAGCAGCCGCACCGAAGCCGGCGCCTCCGAAGTTTCCGCAGGATTTGTCAATCGACGCGCTGATTGCTCGGCATCGCGCTAAACGCATTTCAGAAGAGGCATAGCCATGCAGACAGGCCCGTTTAGTACATACAGCAGCGCCAAGGCGATTACGACCAGCGATACGGTCGCGCAGACTTATCGTGCGATCTACGTTGGCGGCGCTGGCAACGTTACGGTTGTGACGGAAGGCGGCGATACGGTGACATTCACTGCGCCTCCGGTCGGCTCGATCATTCCCGTGTCTGTTCAGCTTGTGAAGGCCACTCTGACCACTGCAACCCTTCTGGTAGGACTCGCCTAATGGATTCGAACCTGTTCACCGGTACGGGAGTTCCGGCTCTCGCAGCGCAGGAAATGGCCGCACAGGTCACAGCCGGCGTGGGCAATCCTGATCGTCTGCTCGCTGCTGGCATGAGCGCACAGGACGCGCAGGCAGTGGCCGCAATGATTAACGCGTCGCAGTCTAGCGCCGTCGTGCTCGCTTCTGCATCAGGGATTGGCGGCATCTAATGGCAGACATCGACAGCACGGCCATCACCAGCGTAGACAGCGCGAAAGACTTCGGTCGCGGTCCGCAGGCAGAATATCGCCGCTGGATGGTCGAGCTTTCGCTTGCCAAGAAGCGCATGAAGCCGTGGCGCGAGAAGTGCAAGAAGCTGTTCGACCTGTACCACGGCACGAGCACGGCTCGCAAGAAGAACAGCTACAACGCGTTGTATGCGAACACCGAGATTCTTGCCCCGAGCGTGTACAACTCGCTGCCGACGCCGGACACGCGCCGACGCTTCGCTAATGATGATCCGCTCGGCAAGGCTGTGTCCGAGGTTATCAACCGTTCGCTCACGTTCAATTGCGAAACGACCGGGTTCGATACCGAGATCAAGTGCGATGTCCTGGACATGCTCATCATCGGGCGTGGGATTTCGCGCGTTCGGTATATCCCTGATTTGGTTCAGGTAGGCGACGCGCAGCAGACGGGTATTGAAGACGAGGAGACGCAACTCGATCACGAGGCGCAAGAGGGCGAGCAGAACGAAGAACTCGCGTGGGAAACAGCGCCGATCGAGCACGTGAAGTGGGACAAGTATCTGTGCGGTCCCGGCCGGTCGTTCAAGGAAATCCCGTGGTGGGGATTCGAGCATGATCTGACGCGTGACGAACTGTGCAAGCGGTTCGGCGATGAAATTGGGATGCTGATCGAGCTGAACGGCGGTCCCGACGATCCTGAAATGCAGCGCATCAGCGACGACGAGACGGCCGCGCTGTTCAAGACGGCTCAGGTGTGGGAGATTTGGGACGGCGATACGAAAACAGTCAAATGGCTGTGCGAAAGCTATACCAAAGGCCCGCTAAAGGTCGAGAAAGACCCGCTGAAACTGCAACAGTTCTTCCCGATCCCTGATCCGATCCGCGCGATCGCTGACTCAGACACGTTCGAAGCGGTTCCGCTCTACGACCAGTACAAAGAGCAGGCCGAAGAGCTCGACCGCATCTCGACGCGCATCAATAAGCTCATGACGGCGCTGAAGGTGCGCGCCATCTTTGACCCATCGCTCGGGCCGCAGATCGCTGAACTGTTCCGGGGCGACGACAACGACATGATTCCGGCCGATGTCGGGATCAAACAGCTTTACGAGGCTGGCGGGATCGAAAAGGCCATCTGGTTTGCGCCGATTGACCGTATCGTCGAGGTCATCGAATCGCTCTACAAGCAGCGCGAGGAATGCAAGCAGGTCATCTATGAACTGACCGGCATTGCCGACATCATGCGCGGCTCGACGGACGCTCAAGAGACGAAGGGCGCGCAGGATTTGA